CAAACTACATCTTCTGCTGTTAATCACATTGAAATGACAAACGCTGCAACAGGCAATGATCCAAAAGTTGCTGCTGCAGGTGGAGACTCAAACGTTGATTTAGCAATAGCACCAAAAGGATCTGGTGAAGTTGTCGTTGGTACAGGATCAGCTGCTGCAACAATAACTTCAAGTGGTGCATATGATTTAACTTTAGATACAAATTCAGGAACTAATTCTGGAACGATTACAATTACAGATGGAGCAAACGGAGCAATCACTGCAACACCGAACGGAACTGGTGAAGTAGTTATCGGTGGTAATACAAACCCTGGAACACTTGTTTTAAATTGCGAGTCCAACTCTCATGGGATTAAGCTAATATCTCCCGCGCATTCGGCTGCACAATCTTATTCATTAAAATTTCCAACTGGAAACGTTACAGCAGACAGATTTTTAAAAGTTGCATCAGTAACAGGATCAGGCACAACAGGTGTTGGTCAATTATCTTTTGCTGAAGTGTCAGGTGGTACATCATACCAAGCTGTAAAAACTTCAGGCTTTACTGCAGCAGCAGGAGAAGGATATTTTTGTAATACAACATCAGGAGCTTTTACAGCAACATTACCTGGATCAGCATCAATTGGTGATGAAGTAACTTTTATAGATTATGCAGGTACTTTTGATTCAAACAATTTAACAGTAGCAAGAAACTCACACAACATACAGGGTTCTGCAGCAGATTTAACAGTGTCAACCGAGAGAGCTGGTTTTACATTGGTTTACGTAGACTCAACTCAAGGTTGGCTATTAAGAGATAAATAATAATGGCTGGTTATAAAGAAATAAAAGGGTTTCAAGTTCAAACCCGTGCAACAGATCCAGATAATCCTATTGTTGGAGATTTTTATTATAACTCATCAACAGGATTATATAAAAACGTATCTGGCGATACAACAGGAAGCTGGGCTAGTGGTGCCGATATAAATACTAATAGATATGGAGCTGGCACATGGGGAGTATCAACAGCTGCGTTAGCAGCATCAGGAGAATCAGGTCCACCTTGGACTCAACCAACTGTTGTTGAATCTTATAATGGTTCTGCGTGGACTGAAATAGCAGAAGTAAATACTGGAAGATATACTGGTGCCTCTTTAGGTCAAACTTATACAGCAGCGCTTTACGCTTCTGGTTATCAAAGCACTTATGTTTCAAATGTGGAACAATGGAATGGAAGTTCATGGACTGAAAAAGCAGAAATGAACAATCCAGGTTATTCTTTTATGGGAGGTGCCGGAACAAGCACAGCTGGTTTAGCCGTGGCTGGTAATAGAAACCCTGCGGTTCCACCTAGTCCAGGCGCTAACTCTGCTATGGTTGAATATTGGAATGGCACGGGATGGACTGAACAAACAGATTTAAATCAAGGAAGAGCATCATGTGCTGCGGTAGGTGCAACTTATACAGCAGCTTTAGCAATCGGTGGTAATCCAGGTCCATCAGGAAATGGTAATAAAGTAGAACAATGGGATGGTTCTTCTTGGACAGAAACTACAGAAGTTAATAGTGCTAGAGGTGGTGGAGGTGCTTCAGGAACATCAACATCAGCAGTATTTTTCTGTGGTGAGCCCTCTCCACAAGATAACAAAACAGAACTTTGGGATGGGTCAACTTGGACTGAAATGGCTGATACGTCTGTAAGTAGAGAAGGAAATGTAGGTAGTACCTCTTCAAGTAGTACGTCTGCATTAGCTTTTGCAGCTTCTAATACAAACGGATCTACTGAGCATTGGGTCAAAAAAGATAGTGTAACTAAAGCGGTGACAACGAGTTAATTATGATTTATAAACAATTAAAAGGAGGAAGCAACTATGGCATATAAATACTGTACAGCTACTAATTGGGGCAAGAACTTTTTCACTCACGAAGAGAGAAGACAGTTTTACCTAAGAGGCCATGCTGGTGAGGTATGGGTTGTAGGTGATAATCATCACGGTGATGAATGGATCAGTAAAGTAGATGGTGCAATTAAAACAAAAGAAGAAGCACAAGCTATTGTTACTGGTGAAATTGAAGCAGCACAAGCAGCTTACGATTCAGAGTCAGATGATTACAAAGCTAATCACCCAAGACCAGTAGTATATAATCTTCCATAGTCTTTAGCCTATGGCAAATTATTCAAACGTAAAAGGATTTACAGTTCAAACACTGGCAAGCGATACTATTCCGTCTCAATTTGGCGGAGGTGCGTGGTCTTCTGGACCAGCTATGAACACAGCAAGAGGTGTAGCAGCTAGTGGTGGACCATCGACTTCGTCTATGGTTATGGGTGGAGCTGATCCTTCTAGTGATTACACAGCCACTTCTGAAACATTTAATGGAACAGCTTGGACTGCTGCACCTAGTTTAAATGAAGGTAGAACAGAACCTGGAGGTTTTGCAACTTCTAGTGAGTCTGCACTTATGTGTGGAGGATATACAACATCTTCACCGGCAGGCACTAGAGATTCAACCGAAACTTTTAACGGAAGTTCTTGGACTGAAGTAAACGAAATGGTTGCTGGTAGAACTTCTTGTAATGGAACAAGTTTTGGTACGGTAACAGCTGGCTCTGTAGTTGGTGGAGTAGGTAATACTTCTCCAGGTGTTAACAATGTAACAAACCAGTATTGGAATGGAACTAGTTGGACAGAACAAGGCGATTTAAGTTTAGGTAGAAGAGATGCAGGTGGAGCAGGAACACAAACTGCTGCTCTAGTTGGAGCAGGTATGGGAGGATCTCCTTATCCTGGAACAATAACTAATAATACAGAATCATGGAATGGTGCCTCTTGGACTGAAGTTGCTGAAATGAATAATGCACAAAGAGCTTTTGCTGGAAGTTTTGGAACTTCTACAGAAGCAATATTTGCAGGTGGACAACCTCCTACAACTGCAGACACAGAACATTACAACGGAACAACATGGACAGAAATTGCTAATATGTCTTCAGCAAGACAAGCTGGTATGGGTTTTGGTGCTGCCTCAGATGGTTATGCTTATGGATCTAGCACTAAGTCTGCAGCTGGAGAAAGATTTGAAGCACCTGCAACATTTGTACAAATAGAGGAAGGACAATTATTTTTTAATTCAACAGCAAATGCTTTTAAAGAAACAATAACAGATATAGCTGGTGCAACTTGGTCATCTGGTGGTGCTATGAATACTGTAAGATCACAAGGCTCTGCAGCAGGAACACAAACAGCTGCAGTGGTTGCAGGAGGCGCAGCGCCTCCATCTACAGGCACAGCTAACTCAGAAGAATACGATGGCACATCATGGACAGAGGGCGATAATTTAAATAATGCTGTAAGATTACAATGTGGAACAGGATTGCAAACCTCTGCTTTAAGTATTTCTGGTTATACAACAACTTTTCAAAGTGGAACAGAGTCTTACAATGGATCAAGCTGGACAGAAACGGGACACAACGTAAACACAGCTAGATATCAATCGGGGTCAGCTGGATCATCAAACACTGATGGATTAATTTTTGGAGGAGAGGTTTCAGGAGGATCTACAACTAATAAAAATGAATTATATAACGGATCTAGTTGGTCAGAGTCTACCTCATTAAATACGGCCAGAACTCAAGTTGGAGGTTGTGGAACAACAACTTCTGCTTTAGCAGCAACTGGACATCCTGGAAGTGGTTATTCTGATAATGTTGAACTTTGGGACGGAAGTTCTTGGACAGAAACAACAGAAGTAAGTACAGGAAGAGAAGGTAGAATGGCATTTGGATCTAACAATGATGCCGTAATAGTTTGTGGTGGTAGAAGTCCATATACTGGTATTACAGAATTTTGGAATGGTACGTCTTGGACTGAACTTGCAGATTTAAGCACAGCAAGATATAACGGAAGTTCTAATGGTCCTGCTGCATCCGGATTCCTTGCAGGGGGATCTACTTCAGGAACTACTGGATCTACAACAACAGAAGAATGGACAGCAAGTTTAGCTAACAAAACAATTACATCGAGTTAATTATGGCAACGTATAAGGAAATAAAAGGCGTAACAGTACAAACACTAGACAGTGATCCGGTTGTTGGGGGATTGCCTGGCGGATCTTGGTCAGCTGGTGGAGATTTAGGTAGTTCTCCTTATTGGCTCATGGGAGGTGGTATGGGTATCTCAACTAGTAGTGCATTAGCATCGGGGGGAAATCCAGGATCAACGAACAACGAACTTTACAATGGAACTTCTTGGAGTGAAGTAAATGAATTAAATACAGGTGGAGATGGAATAGCACCAGCAGGAACTGCAACGGCAGGTTTAGCTATAGGAGGAAGAAGACCATCATCTCCAGCTAATGTTGTGGAATCTTGGAATGGAACAAATTATACTGAAATAGCGGAAATAAATACTGCAAGATCGGTTGCAGCATCTTTTGGTACTCAAACAGCTGCATTAGTAGCAGGAGGAGATGCACCCCCTTATTCAAATGTAACTGAAATTTGGAATGGCGCTAGTTGGACAGAAGTAAATGAAACAAATTACCCGAGAGGACATTGGGCAGGGGCTGGCACAACAACCGCGGGAGTAGCAAATGGAGGTGGTACTCCTTTTACTGGGGTTGGAGAATCGTGGAATGGAACTAGTTGGACAAATACTCCAGTTATGAACAATATTAGATATGGTTTAGCATCTTCAGGTAATGGGACACAAACTTCCATGATAATTTTTGGAGGAACTGCCCCAGGCACTCCTTCTCATCAAACAAATACAGAATCATATGATGGAACTACTTGGACAGAAATTAATAATATGGCAACGGCAAGATACTATCTTGGTGGTGCAGGCACTAGTAGTTCTGCTTTAGCAATTGGTGGTTTAACCTCAACAGGTGTTGCAAACACAGAAGAATGGACAACAGCACCAGTAACAGCAGCTACCTTAACAGAAGGCGATATGTTTTTATCTGGAGGTATAACGTTAAAAGGTTTTGGAAAAGCGGCTGGGATACCAGCAGCGACTTGGGCTAGTGGTGGAGATTTAAATACTGGAAGAAATAGAGCAATGTCATCCTCAACTGGTCACACTGCAGCTTTAGCTTTTGGTGGTTCAGTGCCTCCAACTACATATAAAACACAAACTGAAAAATATAATGGAACTTCTTGGACAGAAGTTAGTGAATTAAATACTGGAAGAGCAGCTGGAAATGGAACTGGTAATAGTCAAGACGCAGCGTTAGCAACAGGAGGATACTCAGGTTCATATGATAATGAGGTTGAGCAGTGGAACGGTTCGTCTTGGACAGAAGTATCAGAAATCAATCAAGCTAGAGGTGAAATTCCAGGAGGTGGAGGAACATCAACTTCTGCAATAATAGCTGGAGGATACGCCAACCCTCCGGGCTCTCCTTTAAATAACTCAGAAGTTTGGAACGGTACATCTTGGACAGAAGTATCAGAAATCAATTCAGCTAGATATGGAATGTCAGGAGGTGGAGCAAGTTCTACTAATGCTATAATTTTTGCGGGTAATACTCCGGCTAAGGATGAAACAGAAACTTGGAATGGAAGTGCATGGAGTGAAGTTGGTGATTTAAATACAGGAAGACAAGACCTTGGTGGCGCTGCAGTAGGCAGTGATCAAGCCATGGCGTTTGGTGGAGCAAACACACCAAACAGTGAAAACGAAACAGAAACTTGGAACGGAGCAAGTTGGACAGAACAAAGTGAATTAGCTACTGCAGCTAGATATGTGGGAAATTGCAGTAATGGCACCGCAGTAAACGCCATTTGTTTTGGTGGATCTAGCACTGGACCCTCTCAACATGAGACTACGACTCAAGAATGGACAGCAGATAACTTGTTATCTACAGTAACCGTATCGTAGACTTGACCTTTATATAGAAAGATATATAAAGACATTAGAAATGAATAAAGGAGATAGTATGACAAAAGAAAAACGCAATATTGCGACTAAGTTAGAAACAGAGTCAAAGTATTTAACAAACATCTTAGATAAAGATGATGTTAAAAATTTTAAGAAATTAATACCAGAACTACAAGATACATGGATGAAGAAACAAATGTTTCGTACAGAAACAGAAATGAGATTCTCTGTGTTATCTGATAATAAATATCCAACGAAAGCTGCAAAGTATTGGCAATCGGTAAGAGAACAAAATACACACTTTGAGAATTTAGTTCACTTATCTTTCGATGCTAGGAAGAATGAAGTTGAGATAAAGAAGCTACAAAGAGATATTAAAAAAGAAAAAGACCTATTAGATAAAGAACTTAAACAAGTAGAGCTAGAGGAAAAACTTTATGCTAAAGCACAAATGGAACTTGTTGCTAAACATAGAATGAGAGAAGTTGCTACTTGGTCTAAACTTAAAAAAGAGTTTGATGATGGTAACTTTGATAAGAGAGATGTGAACACGCACCAAGCTAAATCATATCTATTAAGATTACAAAATCAAAAAATTAAAATGAAGTTCGACTTTGTTTATTTAGGTCAGACGGTCTTAAAATACCAGGTCCCCTTAGAAGTATTCGTGGGTCTTAACGAGATCTACGAAAAACAAAAGAAACAATTACCGAAAGCTAACAAACAGTTGGTGGGTAAGATACAGGACGAAGTATCTTTATTTTATTCAGGCCCTGACAACGACAAGATGCATCAACATAATTTTTTACCACAAGATATATTAAAATGGTTTCATAGCATCTTTGACCACTACACAGATTGGAACAAGATAGGTCCAACACAAAAAGCAATTAATTCTATTTGGGTTAATGAGATGAAAGCACATGAATATAATCCAGTTCATATACATCAAGGTAAAATTTTTACAGGTTTATCCTCTGTAATGATTATGAAATTACCAAAAGAAACAGGTATAGAATATTCAGCACCGCAAAGACCTATGAATGGACGATTACAAATTATTGGATCATCTAACGGACAATTTTGTAAAACAGATTATTCACCCAGTATGAAGATAGGAGACTTTTATGTTTTTCCTTATGATATGAGACACTGCGTATATCCTTTTAACGGAACCAAAGAAACAAGAAGAACATTAGTTTGTAATGTCGATGTTGATTACAATCCTGTATCTTCACGAACAGGTATCGGACAAAATGAGGAGTTAGATATATAAAATGATACCAAGAATGCCAAGATGGCAATCGTATGTTGCTACAACAACAGAACCTATGTTTACACCAGAACAATGTAAAATGATTATTGATGCAGGTCATCAATGTGCACCAGAAGAAGCTAGAGTGGGTGGTGATAAAGAAGGTAAACATGATACAAAGAAAAGAGTTACAACAATATCTTGGATACCTTTTGATAAATTACCACAAATGTATAAAACAGTTGAGAATCAATTATCTATTGTAAACTTAAATCATTTTGGTTTTGATGGTGTAAGACTAACAGAGCCTGCACAATTTACTGTGTATCCTAAAAAAGGTTTTTATGATTGGCACATGGATCTAAATGCTTTTGGTCAATCTGGCCAACATCCAATACGTAAAATATCTATGACGTGTTTATTATCAAATCCATCAGAGTTTACAGGTGGTGACCTTTTATTTGGAGAGTTGGGTGATACTCAACCAGTGCCCTTGAAACAAGGACAAGCTATATTTTTTGCATCATTTTTAAGACACAAAGTTGCTCCAGTTAAAAAAGGGGTTAGAAAATCATTAGTCATGTGGTTTGGAGGACCGCCTTTTAAATGAGTAAATTACAAAGAAAGATATTATTTCCAACTGCTGTTTATTTTAAAGACATACCTAACGCTAAAGAATTTAATAAATATTTATTTAAAGAAATAAAGAAGTGGCGTAAAGCAGATCCTAAAGGAGAACATAAAACTAACTCTGGATTTGGTTGGCATAGTAAAACTGACATGGACAGACGACCGGAATATAAACCTTTAGTAAATGAATTATTTAAAATGGCTGAAGAGTGTAATAAAGATTATGGTATTTCAGGTAAATTAGGACTGGGTAATATGTGGGCTAATGTAAGTCCAACATACTCTTATAACAAAACACATACACATCCTAACTCATTGTGGTCAGGTGTATATTATATTAAAGTACCTAAGAACTCAGGCAAATTATTTTTAGAAGATCCTAGACCAGGACCTAATACACATATGCCTAGAAGAGTAGATCATCTACCTGAACAATTATGGAGAGTCTGTGCTTATGAACCTGTAGAAGGACGTATGATTTTTTTTCCGTCTTGGCTTCCTCACGGTGTCGACCTAAACATGAATACAGATAAGGGGGAAAAGAATTGGAGAATATCTGTATCTTATAATTTTATACAAGTATGACAACTTTAATTTATGCTAAACTACCTTTTTCACAAATACATTATATTGATCGACCAGAGTTTCATAAAGCAGAAAAACTATTTAAAGATAGACTAATTGAGTCTATTAAAAAACAAGGAATTATAGATCCTCTGTATGCAGAAGTAGGAAATGATTATGGAAGATATATAAAAGTAATTGTAGGTAATAATAGAATGGCTGTAGCTAAAATTTTAGAAATTAAAACAATACCTATTATCGTTAATATTTACGACCCTACTTTTAAATTAGAAGGACGTGAATTAAAAACAGACGATGAAATTAAAGAATTATTTACACATAAAAATGTTAAAATAAGAAGAGCATCAAATGGTGATATTGACACCATTATGCCTCCTCGTTATGATTTGGTATATAAAGATTATGAGCTTTAAAAAAAATAAATATCAAGTAATACGTGGCGCTATATCTAAAGAGGTAGCAGCTTTAGCTTACACGTATTTACAAATATCAGCAGAAGCGGATAACTGGATGTTGAATAATGGTGTGACTCATGCCGGTAACAAACTTGTTGGTGACTTTAATGATCCACAAGTTCCAAACTCTTACGCTAAATATAGTGATAGATTAATGGAAACATTACTCGTTAAAACTATAGCTGTAATGCAGAAGAAGACAGGACTTAAGTTAGTACCAACATACTCATACACAAGACTTTATAAAAACGGTAATGTACTAAAAAGACACAAAGACAGGCCAAGCTGTGAGATATCAACTACACTAAACTTAGGTGGAGATGCATGGCCCATATTTATCGATCCTACGGGGTCTGACAACGTCGTAGACGAGTATAAGAACATACATAAGCCCGGTGCACCCAAAGGTATAGAAGTTAACCTAAAACCTGGTGATATGCTTATTTATTCTGGTTGTGAATTAGAGCACTGGAGAGAACCTTTTACAGGCAGGTTGTGTGGTCAAGTGTTTTTGCACTATAATCATGCAGATGGACAGTTTGCAAAGTCCAATTTATATGATAAAAGACCTATGCTAGGAATAGTCAA